TATTGCAACTCANTTTGATACTTTAGGTGTAGGAGTTGATTTATCAGCGGGAGTAAGAGAAAAGAATGACTATACGGTTTTTGTAATGGGCGGGAGAATAGGCGACAAAATTCATATTGTCGATTGCAAGCGTGTACGAGTTATGGGGAACCTTGAAAAACTAGAATTACTTATGGAGATGATGGAAGAATGGGGTGTTATACATAAAGATAATAAAGATTATTTTGCTACTGGAACTACTGCTCATATATGGTCAGAAGCCGTTGCATATCAAGCTTCTTTAGAAGCAGATTTNAAAAGAATTTGTCAGACTGAGCAAGGTCTTTATAATTTAATTTGGCATCCGGTAAAAGGTTTTAGAGGAGATAAAGTTGCACGATTTAGGGGCATAATGGGTTTATTTGAACAGAGGAAAATTACTTTTAATAAATTCAGACGCTTTGGACCTTTAACAGACGAAATAGTTAACTTTGGGGTTAGTTCTCATGATGATTGTGTTGACGCATTAGTATGGCTATGTAATGGGTTAATGACCCGAGGAAAACTACAGTTAGAGTATTGACGATTTAAACTAGAGAAATCACATCCCGATGTCACCCAGCTATTACAATCTCGAGCTCGAACAGGATGCCTACGGTTCAGCCGTTATTCCTCTTCCTGATGAACTTTGTCATGATCTTGCTATCCAACCTAATGAAAGGTTTGAAGTTGAGGTCGACGATGATGTTATTACTCTTAAACGATTACATGCTGGGTACGATATTGACCAATAGATTAAATCTTGAGTACTCATGAGCGATAGTAATAGCAAAGCTGAACTCGACGCTATTCTGAAATCAGTAATAGCAAAGGATGGGACAGGACCTGCGGACACCATGCTGGTGAACGCTCACTTGTCTCAGATGAAAATGTTTGGGATAAGACAGGGAGTTGAGTTTTTTCCACAACAAGATAATTTTGGTACTCAAAGGTTTGATTTTGTTCAACANGTAATTAAATTCAATAAATTAGATGCACGTTTAGATTCAATTTGGGACAGATTTTTAGCTTACGGAAAAGGACTTTTTTATATTCGACCAACAAAGAAAACTTATCGTATCTATTGGTTTGATAAAGATGCTTATCGTACTTATTANTCTCCAGAAGGTGAGTTAGAAGAAGTAATCATTATCTATCCATATAANGTTAAAGCAAAACGTGGTTTACAAGGNGTTGGTTTAAGTACAGATAAGCGTTATATGCGTTTACGTATTACTGCTACTGAAATTGAAGAATTTCATAGTGAGCAAGAAATAACGTTTGAACAAGAGAATGTTAATTTTGCAACGTTTGATAAAAAGACAGTAGAAAATACAATGGAGTTTATTCCATGTGTTGAGGTATTTAATAATCCAGATGCATTTGGAACTGATGGAGCAGGTGAATTTGAATGGTTAGCTAATCAGATCATTGCTCACGATGAGATGGTTAAAAATATACGTGCAAACCTTTCTTTCTTTGGAAATCCAACACTCCTTTCTTCACGACCTAAACAAGACATTGTTGAACAAGATGCCGATGCTGTACAACGTCCAAGTATTTCTAGTCAATCTGGATTCCAGTCTAATTTCGATCTTTCTAGTTCTACTTATAAACAAGATCCTACAACTCGTACACAACCAGGCTATATAGGAAAACCTGGTAGTGGTATGCGAGTACCNAGAGTTATATCTAATTTAGAACCNTCAGATAGGGTTGGTTTTATTACNCCTAATGCTGTAAGTACCGATCAAGCTCGTTATTCAGAGCAATTACGTAGTGAAATAAGATTAGCTTTAGGTGGTATTGACGACTTAAGTATTACTAATGTCACTGCCACGGAGATTAAATCTGCATATGGACGTGTAAGTGCAACGGCTAAAAAGAAATGCTTACAACTTTATACTTATGGAGTTTGTAAGTGTTTTGAATTAATTCTTTTCCAGGAAGAACAGATATTCCGTAAATCATTAGCTTATGCCTCTGGTATTAAATTTCCTCAGGTTCCTGACGACCTAGACGATCCAAAAGCTCTAGAAAAATATGAAAAACAGAAATCTAAGTATGAGCAGAAATTACAGGCTGCTATTGATATTGCTGTTGAAACGCAAGAGATACCGGATGGTGTATTAGGGCTTGCTCCAGATGGAGATAGAACCGTTTTATGGCGGTGGATGGGACCAGTTTATGAGGATACAGCACAGGATAAATTGAACCAATCTATCTTTACTCGAAACCTTCAAGAATTGGGTGTTGATAGTATAGAAGCACTGAAGTATCTATTTCCATCCAAAACGGATGACGAAATCGCGGGAATGCTCTCCGGTTTCCCATTCCGAATGGTGGGAGAGGTACAGAGGGCGTATTCCTCCTTTATTGATCTAATCAATCAAGAGATGAGGACTCCGCATCCGCAACAGCCTAATTTACCTATGGCAGCGGATCCGAGACTAGATCTCACCCCTTTCTTATATCGAACTTTAGAATCACTCCAGAAGGAAGTAACTTATGCAGGACGCTACCGTAGCGCCGACCCAATCGGCACCCCAAGTATCCCAGACCCCGCCGACCAGCTACGTGGCTCCAGTAGCGCAGCAGTCAGCGGCTCAGGCCCCATCAGTGGCAACTTCTCCCCAATGGGTGGGGAGCTCCCAGCCGATGGCGGCACCCGTGCCTCAAGCGCCAGCCCAGATGGGGATCCAAGGACTACCATCAACCCCTACAGCTTCGTACCCCCAGGCACCCCAGGCAGCCCCACAACAGGAGAGTCCTTACAAGGACGCCTTCAACAAGGTGGTGGGTCTACTGAGCTCTCCAGTCCAATTCCCGTTCCAGGGTCAACAGTCTCCTCAGACACAAACAATCGACCCGGCGAGTTACGCTTCCCAGCAAACAACCCAGTTCGCCAATCAGGTAGCGCCGACCTCTACGCCTGGGATCAACAACAGCCAGGACTTATCCAACAACTATTCCCAAACATCTCTGGAAATAACACCAGACCAGCTAAGGGCAAACGGAGTAAGTGAGGAAAGCCTACAGGTTATAGACCATTTCGGTCCTAACGCTGCAGCAGATCTAAATACATACGCCACTCAACTAGAAGATTCATTAATACAAACTAACGAGCAATTAGGTGAAGCTGTTGGGCTTCTTAAGGAGCTTTCTAATGAGCATAAAGCTTATGAGCATATTCTTACTAATCCTGACGTATTAGCTGATTACACATGTGAGTTCTTCGGGGATAATGGACCTTATCCAATCCCTGCTCAAGGCGCTCCAGTTCAAGGTAGACAAGTAGGACAACAGTTCCAGGGTTCTGATAGATCACACTCTATTCCAGAGGCTCCTGCAGCTCCTACAGCTAGACCAGCTGCTGCTCCAGCTCCACAACGTCCTGAGATGCCTGTACCTCCACAGCCACAATCACAAGGAAGACCAGAAGATTTCTGGAATAACTTTGGTAGTGCCGCTGACAGAGACCCACAGAATGCTTGGCGTTACTTGAATCAAGCACAACAAAATCCTGAAGTTTTCCGTAACAAACTTCTTGTAATGGAGTGATCTAACTCCTTTTAACTTAGGGGTGGCAAGCGCTACCCCTTNACCTATTTTCCAAATGGCAAAAAAGAAAGCTAGAGACAGAGCAGATGATTTCGTTGCATACCTNGGTACAGCAGGTGGNCCTATTGGGNCTCCTAATTTAGTTGACTTTGGTGGAACTGATATACAAGCTCAGATATTTGCTGGTAATAGCGATCAATATGCAGCCATTAGAAAAGAATCACAAGTTGGAGTAGGCNACCCAAATGCCGCTGTTCCTCCAATGCCTCAGGACTTAGATGCTTCTTATTTAAAGTTAAATCTACCTGGGTCACCTTTACCTCAAAATGCTTTATTTTCTCCTCAGAATGTAAGAGCTGCAGAGGCAACTCAGAATGCTATAGCTGCTAATGAGCAAGCATTTTTGAGACAATACATGAATCCTGCTGGACTAAGTCAAGTTCCAGTTGGTTATCCTCCTCAAAAACCTAAAAAAGGCAGCCGCTAATGAATAACGCTAAAGCAAAAGAAGCCAAAGATAAGGCAGCTACACATTTAGCATTGGCTGCACTCCAACAGGAGCAAGAACAGCAATCAGATTTACAACCAGCTGATGGTTATATCAACCCCTATGGAAGAATTGGAACAGTACCACCTACGACATATTCTTTGACTAATCAATTAAACGGAACAGGTACTCAATCAGTTATTAACCCCGAGACTTAATAAATTCCATTATTAACTCATATTATAATTAATCTTAATGGAATTTAGGTTCCAGCGATAGATAATCGTCTCCTTTAGGGAGACTTAATTATCTGGTATCAGCAAAAACCATAACGCTGAAAAAAACCCAATGTTTATTGATAACGATTTCCCTAAGCTGCTGGGTGCGGAATTATACCGCCCTCATCCAGCTTATATTGTGGAAATGGCGTCTGAACCCGTCGTTGTCCATGATTTCACAAAACAACCGGGTCAAACTGTTCAGCTAGATCGTTACCGTTTCTTCGGTAACCCTGGCACGAAGACAAACCGTGAGCGTACTCAGGATCAAACCATAGGTACAGCAAACAGTAGGTCTATCGTTAAGGACAAAGTGTTGGTGTCTCTTCGTGAGTATACCGGCCCTGCCGACCCTAATAATGCAAATCTTCCTAGCACATTCAAGATTGCTAGAGAGACTTTGATGACAGCTCAGCGTCTACTGCTTGATACTGGGAACCTTAATATGTTCCACCAGTCAATCGGTTCGCTGACTTTACTTGACGACTATCGTCGTTGGCGTGACCGTGTCTTCCTAGACGAGCTATTCAAATCTGAATCTCGTGGTGCATCTTCTGATTCACAAGGTGGTTACTACTATCCAAATGGAAAGACAAAGAGTGCTACTACAACNCTAAATGCATACAGTGCTACAGAATATGCTTCTGAGCGCTTTAAGTTTAATGTTAAAACTGACCTCCTTGAGGTAGTTAAGAGCCTACGTAAGCGTCACGTTCCTGTCTTCGCAGACGGCTACTATCGTTGTATCGCTGACCCTTCATTCATGAAGGATCTTCGTGCCGATCAAGGCTTCCGTGAAGTTGCACGTTACCCAGGTATGGGCCAGCCTAACCCTCTTATGGGTTCTATGGCACCTAACCAAGCTATCTACTCAGGTGGTCAGTACGGACAAGCTCAGTTCGTAGCTGGTGAGCCTGTAATGCCTTCCGGGTTCGTGTTTGAAGGAGTAAGATTCTTCGAATCTACAAACTTCCCATCTAAAACCATTACAGTCGATATTGGTGACGGTGGCGGAGCAGTTTCCAAAACAACTCCTGCAGGACTATTCTTCGGTCCACAGGCAATCGGTGTTGGTATTGGTGGTCCAAATGCTCAAGTTCTTATTAACAATAATGACGACTTCAGCAGATTCATTATTCTCATTTGGCAGCTCTACGCTGGCTTTGCGAACTTGAATAAGGACTTCATTACTACTGCCTTCACGATTTCTGAATAAGGAGGTAATTAACTAATGGCTGCTTACAAAAACTATGCCGGTGCAATACTTGAGCCCGGCAATCAGATAAACAAGCTATCCGGCTTCAACCATGAAGGTGTATACGGATGGCCTGGAATAGAAGCATATGAGCTTATTGGATATCACAAGGTATCTAATAAGGTTGGCACAAAAGCCTCTCATAAGAGCTTCAACATCACTGTTCCTTCTCCTGACAGAAGGGAAGGTGATCGTGTTCGTAATGACCGCAGTAGCTTAGTCGTTCAGGCTAGTTCTGCTCGTCCTGCTTACGTCTATGGTGCTTCTGTAGCAATTGCTCAGGATATACCATCTGGAGGGGAGCCTTCTTTCCCTGCTTCTCCTGTTACTGCTGATCTTAAAGGCACAACAGGTGAGTTCATTTTTGTTGGTCCTGACAACAGTACTGCACCTTTCGGTGTTCCTGCTACTCAGGCTAATGGTCTTGCTGCTGCTTCAGCTATCACAGCTGCTGCAAGTAGTTCTACATGGGCTCAAGGAACAGGCGGCAACACTGTTGCTAAGATTCCTTTCTGGACCGCTGTTACCACTTCTGGTATCGACGACCAGGATGCTGCGAACTCTATGTTGTATAAGGTAACTGCCAATACAACATTCAAAATCTACAACGTTAACGGTGTAACTTCTACAACTGTTGACGGTGACGGAGTCTACATTAGCGATGACGACTCAGATGCTGGACGCGCTGCATACATACTTGCTCGCGTTAACTATCTACGTGTCGCTGCTGATGTTTCTTGGAACGACGTTCAAGGATTCATTGACTTTGCTTCACAAGTAGGCGGTAACGACGAATAAATATCTTTTTAGANTAAATGAATTGGCGGGTTGTAATGACCCGCTTTTTCATGTAGATTTAGAGGGTCTATTCTCCTATACAGACATTATTTATTCTCTTTATGTTGTATCAGTACAAGCTAACGGGTGGACTTGTAGAAGTCATATCTGAACATGGAGAAGGTATTCTGATGTGTGTTGATGCTTCTGATGAAGTTTTATATATCGATAAGGAAGAATTAACTCCACATTTAGATGCTACAAATGAAAAGATAAGAAATGAAGAACGNCTTACAGCAGATTTAAAAGCTGATGGAGTCAACCCAGCAAAACCAACAACTCGTGAAACTTTTCCAATAGATGTTCGTTTAAATATAAATACTGCTAGTGCTCGTCAAATTGCTGATGCGCTACCAGGAGTAGGTTTAAAAACTGCTAGAGATATTAAAGATTTACAGACTTCTAAATCAGGAGAAAAATTTCAAAGACTTGATCAATTAAAAGATATAAAGCGTGTTGATTGGGATGAGATATTTAAGGAGAACTTAGTACGAGTAGACTGAGCGTAGGCTCATATTGAAAAGTTGAATGAAGCTCGATACCTTTTTACAATCAAAAATTCGTTGGCACTTAGGCTATAACTTAACTTCAGTACCAGCTGGTGACCAAGCTCGTCTTGAAGAAGCGATGAATAATATTCAAGATTCTTTTTGGTACGGCAAAATTTCTGAGCAAATAAGTCGTTGTGATGAAGCAGAAAAGCGTACCGATATGACAGGTACGATGAATAATGACACAGTACCAAGAAACAGAATAGAAAGTATTGCTGGTGACGTTGACCGTACAGTTGCAACTTCTGATTTTAAAGAAGTGTTGAAAACTTGGACTCAAATTTATATGTACGAATGTGATCGATTAGCACTTCATTTATATGTACCAAACTATAGAAATCCTGAACAAGCAAGATACCGTTTTAATAGAGAAGGAGCAGAATTCATTCAGGCACTACCTGGACCTGCAGATGTTGCTGTGGGGACAAGATTAGTTCTTGAAAATAGTCATAGGTAAATACATTTCCCCCTGTTATTCTAGTTACTAAGACAGTTTAAATTTCATGGCAATAACTTATTTTCAGGACACAATATTTACGGTTGATACAACCTTAACGGCACCTGGTTTAGGGACTCTTTTAAAAGTTGCTGAAAATAATCTGTTTGCTACAAAGGATTATACGTTGATAACAGTTGTTGCAAATATAAATACTAATGTAATTGTACGTTTAGATGGAAGTATTGATGGTACAAATTTTGCA